CGCCACTTCGAAACAACCTGTTACCTTAACTGCACCGATTGTATTGGGACCAATGTTTGTAATTGCCACACCGTGCATTTTACCGATAGGAACGATGTCCCCTACTTCAATCATTTCAGATGTTGTATTCTTAAAATCGACGCGGTCTAGTTCTTGAATGAATTTAGCCATATCTATTTACCTCCTAATCAATTACTAATTATTTACCAGGATTTTTGTACAAGCCGCGGAAGTCGATTGCTGTTGCGTTGCAATCGATTGCTACTTTGTACTCGATGCCGTCAACCTTGAAACCTGTTTGCGTTTCTAAACGAGGTGTTTCAACACCATTTAAGTACGTTACTTCGATAGTTTGAACATCTGTAGGACGGGATGCCAAATACCAAGCATGCGGATCTGTTAATGCTGCATCTACAACGATAGTGAATCGACCACTGAATGGGTTGACTGTATCATTGCTACGAGCAGGGTCTACCACAGATTTAACTACTTGATATGCTAATGCTTCGAGCTCAGGTGGAACAATCAAATATGTAGGCGAGATATTCAAATTGCGATTTTCACCAATATGTTTTTGACGACGCATAGCCGCTACACCTGCAGCTAAAGATACAACACTTAACTCGGAGCCTGTAGTTGCCAAGTTCTTACGGTCTGCACTAAACAAGGCCTTTCCGTCTTCTAACACAGTATTGCCGCTTAAAAGGTCATATACCATGTTATTGATTTTATTTTTTGCTGCACGACCGAATTTAGAAGAAATATCGTTAAATACACCCAAATCGTCATTAATAATAGCTTGTCGTGTTAAGCTGAACGTACGTCCGAATGTCAATACACTAACATTCGTACCTGCTTCGCTCATTTGAGAATCCTTGAATTGTCCGCCCTCAGGGACAAGTTTCAATTCAGCTGCTTCGGAAAGTAAAAAACGTTTTGCTGGTTTGAAGTCACGATTACTACCTTTCCCTGCCCAAGTTGCAAATGTAGATGGTGCTGTTTCATAACCTTGCATCAAGGCCTTATTTGCTACATTAGACAACGCGATTGGGAAAGAGGATGTGGAGTTGATAGCTTCACGAGCTAATTCAAATCGATCGGAGTAATTAACAGTTAGACCTTCACGAGCTATAGACTCACGTGCTAATTCCATCAAGGACATGGAACGGAGTTCATCTGCACCTGGTGCAGGATTTGCGACTGGGATACCCACAGACATCATCAAAGCGTCCTGCATAGCCATGCGGAACTTATCAGAATCTGCTTCACCGACTTTAATGGATACTGGTTTATTACGTTCGCGCAACGCATCCATTACAACCTCACGAACTTCGGCAACAGATTTGCCGGATTTGATGAATTCATCTACGCCATCAACTTCAAAGTCACGGCACAAACTTGTGATTGTAGATACGCGTTCACGTTCTGCCGCAATCAACTTTTTAGCATCATCTGCATTAAAACCTTTAACTCCGGACTCTGGTACTTCCGGTACTACTTGTGGCACGTTTTGCTCAGTGCCTTTTGCTTTTGCATCACCTTTCATAGGTTCCTCCTCATTATCATCTACACTTCTGCCTACCCCTACACTTGGATCCGCAGGGACGGACACAATACTAATTTCCAACGGCTCCCAGTCTGTGATTACATACGCTGGGCCAGTAAACCGACCATTGGAGCTTTTAGAATCGGAATCAATTAATTCCTCGTATCGGCTTATGGAATATCCGACACTCACGCCCTGTAGCGTGCCTTTTAACACTTTTTGATAAATCTTTTCGGATTCATCGTCTTCATCAAAGCGAACAATCGCTTTGCCACGATTGTCTTCAATCCACACATTCTCGATGTGTCCGACTACGGCATCACGATCATGATTGAATAACACTGTGCCTAAACCGTTATTAAATCGGTCTAGGTTAATGCATCCGTCGTCATGACACAATATCTCTGTTCCGAACCATCTTTCATATGGCTCTTCAGAGGAAAATGACAATTCGACGGTACGATCATCGTTCGCTTCGATATTTGTAATTTGCGCCTCTCGGGCATATTTACCTAAGAGCTGCTTTGCAAATTTCCCCACTAGCTATCATCTCCTTTCATATCAGTGGTATTATCATCCGCTAGATTTGTTATGTCCCCATTCATATCAAGGGCAACACCCAATTCCTTAATGCGGTCCTGTTCCAGCTTCCGCTGTTCAAGCACTTCTTCCCAGTCCTTACCAGATGCACTACATACGTCCTCGAGCGTTGTGAGTCCTGCCTTAATAGCTTCCTTGTTAGCATTAACTTCCTTAACTGGGTCAATCCAAGACCAGCCTGGAGCTAACCACGCTACTTTTTTATAAAGTTTTGGGTTCGCTGCATAATCATTGGCCGGGATAATACCCTTCAGGTAGCATGCTTCAATGAAAGCCCGCCATACAGGCATACAAAAATGCTCGATTATGAAACGCTGCATCTGCTTGAATGATTGCTGGTCCTCCAGCATATTCTGCCGAGCTGCGGAGAAGTTACCACTAATATTGCGCGTCACTATGTCCGCGCTTAGACCCATGCCCGACGCTATACGTCTTGTTTGAGTCGCCGAATATTCTGATGCGGTTCCTGCATTTCGCTTAGGCTCCGCAAACGAAATAGATTCACCTGCACGTAGATGTTGGATAATCCCTGGCGCCATCGAGCGGACTTTCTTGCCTTTACTGTCAATCTTATTTGCAACCATCGGGGCACTCCCAGTACTACTTGTTACAAACGCGCCGAAACATGCGGCTACACGAGCCGCTATAAGGTCAGCATCCATGTATTCATCTACATCATGAATTCGCTTTAGTACGAGGGCTAACATACTAACCCCGCGCAATTCACTAGGCCTACGAGGCTTATGTAATAGGAAAGCCCTATTACTTGGCAGCCTTGCCTCGTTAAACGACCGTATTCCTAATGGGTCTGTTTGGAATACGTGATATGCTATTGGTCTTCCATATTTATTAACTTCTACGCCATTAACAATACTGTTGCCATTCTCGCTTACCGATACAGCTCCGATATTCTCGCCCTCGATAAGCTGTAAGGATAGCGGGATATCTGTACCTTCGGAGGTCATATTAATTAGGATTTCCCCGTCATAGACCATTCGGCGTAGAGCCATTTCCTGCAATTCGTAGAACGTAGATATTCCTCGAATATCCGCGTTCTCTTTATCCACCCAGTCAGCCCAAGCCTCCTCAATTTTCTTATTGAGCCTTTCATTTAGCTTTCCTGCGCGGGTCTTGATTTTGCACTGCGGTTTTATACCGGTACCTACTACGTTTCGTAGTAATGCCAATACAACACTTTCAGCGAGGTCACTATTAAGTTCTGCTGCACGTGCGCGGCCACGGATCAAATCACGTTGGCCCGATGCTACCTGTTCAGCCGTACCAAATACGGGCATCCAGTCTCCACTTAATCGATCTGTTGACGCCGCATCATACCCGCGTTCAAGCGAACTACGGAAATATGCCCTACGAGCAGCACGCTCTGGATTAAAATATGCTATTACCTTATCGAGTATGTTCATCATCGCTCCCATGACACGTAGGATGTCGTGCTATTACCTTCCTCATCATCAACGCGAGACATTAACTCACGTTCACGGGCATATAATGTCGGCAGGTCATGCGTCTTAAATCGCTTACCACCTACAGACATCTCGGCGTATCCATTCGTCTCAATTTCCTCGATTATCGTTCGAATACGCTCCAAGTCTTCTCTTGCGCTCATGGTCTCACCTCCTTCTTAACTAAACCAACCTCGGCTATCTGCATTAAAGTCTTCATCATCCGTATCTTCGTCCCCCTCATCGGTATCCAGATTATATTCGGGTAAGTATTTAACACCTACCGAGTCCGCCACCATGGCGTTGTATACACACGTATCCAACAAGTGATTTGTTGGATGACTGGTTAATGGTTTCCATTGCACTGTAACTGCTCCGGTCTTTACATTTCGGATTTCTTGCTTTTCCTCCGACCTGAGGTGCTCCGAATATTCCTCCGGGCAATCCTTAAATAAATGGATTGTGCCAGGCTCATTAGCCGGACGTACCATACGTGCAAATATAAAGTCCTTCCAGTAATCGGTATTCACTACGTACAACTTCATGCCGCCGATGACGCCCTTCTCGATGCTGCTCATCTTATATGGCGGAGCTAGAGGACTGTGCGAAGAATCACCTTTAACCGGCACGCATACTTCTGGGTACTGCGCGCAGTACTGATATACTTCATCTGTTCGATAGCCACTATCGATACCAGCCCTCACAATCTTACGGGCCTCACCATACTCTGATGGATATTCTCTATCAATGAGTATCTCGGTTAAGTCTGCCCAACTACTTGCCTGACCATAATCAACTAAGTAGCTTGATACGCCATGAGCGTAGGCTCTAACTTCCCACCAGAAATGATCTTGCTGCACGTCGACGGATGCAATGAGTAATGGTGCATGCTGTGGCACAACACCGCGAGGAACTTCTGATTGCGTAAACACGAGGTTCTGTGTGCTTTTAGTTTTCGCAGATTTCCACGGCTCCGCTAACCCAGAGTTGATGAAATTCATCAACTCACTTGGCTTATCCTTTGATTTAACAAACTCATATGCCACATCGCCAAAGGTAACCCATGGAGAGTAAAGGGATGACATATGATAGGCTACCGACCGAACGACTCGGACTTGCGATTCATTCACAGCCCGCCATTCGCCTTGCCGGAGCATATCCATCTTGTGCTTATCATCAATACGGTGCTTACAATGTTCGCACTCATAATATGCGGTATCACGTATCATATCCGCATTGCCATGGTGTTCCTCCGGCCATTTTATCTGTTTGAATTTGAGGGTCTGCGACACCCCGCAATGCGGACATGGCACGTAATACTGCTTACGTTCATTCGCGTCCATATAGGACTGCCAAATATTGCCACTTTCAATCGTAGGAGTTGACACCCTTACAATCTTCTTATCAACGAATGTCTTAGTACGTTCCTCAGCCAACTTAATCGGATTTGCTTCCTTACCGGAGAAAGCTGGATACTTATCAATTTCATCAAAAAACAAGTACTTAATTGACCGACTTGATAAGCTGCTTGGTGAGTTCGCCCCAACAAGCACCATGTAATTCCCATTAACGAAGTCTAACTCCAGCAGCTTACTACTTTCGTCATACATATTCGCAAGCGGCTCTACGCTCCTAATCATTGGTTGTACACGTTTATCACTAGCAAATTTCGCGATAGTGTCTGTTGGATATACCATCATGACTGGCGATGCGGTTTGATGTAACGCATATCCGATCATATTGAGTTCGGCTTCCGTCTTACCTATCTGCGCCCCGAAACATAACGAGATGCTTTCAATAAGAGGGTCCGTGAATTTGTCCATAGGTTCCTTGAGATAAGGTGTCCGCGCTGTACGCCATCGTCCAGGTTCAGCAGATATATTAGTCAGTACCCTGTACTTATCTGCCCATTCCGAAACGGTGTATCTTTCAGGTGGCTTGAATGCTTCCAGTTCCTCGGGGCACCAGTCAACCTTTGGTCTTTGCTTTTCCCGTGGCTTTGACTTTCGGCGTGTACTCGCCTTCGCGTGCGTAGCTTTCGAGGTATTCTTCGACAAGGCCATTCACCACCTTTTCTACAAGAGCACGTTCCTCAGGATCCGTGAACTCACTTCCGATACGCTTACCTAATTTGGTAAACGATGTCTTTAATTCCAATATTCGGTTAGCCCATGCCTGTGCCACATCGGCACGAGGGACGTATTCGCCATTAAGCACATCTAGCATTTTCTTTTCACGCGCGGCCTTTGCTTCCTTATAATCGGCTTCGGCTTCTAGCTTACGAGTTGATGCGGATTTGCTTTTAGCATTATCGCCTTTCGCCTGTCCTAAATACACGAGGACTTCCCGAAGATTCCACCAACCTACAGAGGCTTTAGGCATCCCTGCTTTATGATGTCGAGAAATAATTTCCGGAGTGACCCGCAAGAGGTCACATAGTTGAGTGCTGGATACGAGCAGATTGCCTGCAGCATCAAATTTCACTCTCGGTTTTGTGTCCGCCATAGGTGTACTCCTTTCTAAATTCGTCTTTCTACATTCAACAGGAAAATTTTTCTCACAGAGAGAGGACCATCGCGCGGGGGCGACCAGCGGCCATTTTTCGCCCGCGGAGTACCTTTTCCAAACTTTTGTTTTCTCAATTAGGAATTATCATTGATACTCAATAAAAAAGGGTAGACCTCAACTAAGTAAGGTCTACCCCGGGGCAGTGCAGCAGGCAGACATATTGTGCGGGCCAGACACTGCCTGCTATCTACTACACTTACATTATATTAAATTAAGAGTGTGCCATTCTATGCCATCTTTTCAAATTCAGCGATTGCTTTCTTGTGAAGTCTGTGAACTTGTCGCCACGAATACCCTAGTTCGACAGCTATCTGCTCCCATGGCAATGCATTAATGTATCTGAGATTCAGTACATCCCTGTATTGTCCGTCAGTTATTTGGTTGATGACTTGCTTGACCTTGTTTCGAGAATCAATCAATTCATCCCATTCTCTGTTCAGCTCCTCCCTACATTCTTGTAAGTGCTTACTGATTCGTGGCATAGCTTCTCCCGATTCACATATCTGTATAGCTTCTGAATGTAAATCTCGGTTAATCGCACCTAGCTGAATCTCTAACGCACGCATTCGCTGCTCAGTATGACGGACAGCTTGTAGTTCTTCCTTAGCCATCATACGCGATAGTCTCCATATTTACTGATAATCATCTGTGCTCGCCGTAATCCGTCAATGTATCCGCTTTCACGAATCCTATCATCTAGCATAGGTGATCTCAGTTGTCTATTACGGGCTCGTATGATGGCAAGACTTAAATCTGACTGTATGGCACCTACAATCACATCTGCCCTACTCCTACGCTTTTGCATCCTTTACCTCCATGCGTTCGACAATATCCTCGATGGCTTCTACCATGTCTGCTTTGCATTGCTCGACAGCAGTGAACATCTCCTCACACATGGCGTATGCATCATCACTAAGATCGTCATCTAATCTCTCGGCAACATTATCTTTGAGATTATCTACAACCTTAACTATATCCATGACAAGATGATACGTGTCATCTAGATAGTGCCCTTTGTTAATTAGTAGTCGCTCGACTTTTGTCATGTTCTTCCCTCTTTGCAATTTCCCGATTTAGATACCAACGGGCTTTTTTAAGATCCTTAATAGCATCGTCCTTATGACCAGCTCTGGATACATACTTCACAACATTACCTAATCGATATCCTAGTTTCTTGTCTTCGATGTAATCGATAACCTCGATATCGCCTTGTGTATAATGACTAGGATGGTTGATATCATCACATTGCTTATCTATGCGTCTAGGAGGTTCAGGAGGTCTGGATGGTCTATGAGGTCTATCTAGTATATTTCTTCCCATATTTATACCAAATCGATTCGTTGCTTCTCCGAAACGTCTCAATTCTTCATTCGCTATGTAACGACTTAGCTCTTCACTAGCTGATAGCCTAGTAGGTGGCGGCGGGGGATTATTTGGTTGCTCATACAATCTACCTGGGGTTAACTCGTATACAGTCTTGTGTTTTCGTTTATCAACAATATCCATAACTTGAATAGTCGTGTAACACACTATTAGTACAATAGCTCCGATTAATCCTGCCAGTATAAATTGATCCATATTAATCATCCTTTCTGTATTTATCAATTCTTGCTTTTAGGCTTTGCAGCACATATTCCTGTGCTCGGTCCTTTTGGGCTAGTGCATCCATCATATCCTCATCGCGAGTTCCCTCACATATTAGATGATGGATAATTACCTTCTCCATTTGACCTTGGCGATGTAGCCGCTTATTAGCTTGTTGATATAACTCAAGACTCCAATTTAACCCGAACCATATTACGTGGTTCCCGCCATCCTGTAAGTTAAGCCCGTATGCTGTACTAGCCGGATGCGCTAATAGAATGTCAATCTCTCCAGCATTCCACGCTATCTCATCATCGGCACCCTTTAACTCACAGACACGTAATTTAGTCTTAGCTAATGCCGCTTTTAATCGTTCACAGTCATGCTTGAAATTGTAAAACACTAATGCAGGCTTGCCGTTCAACTGTTCTACAAGCTCCATAAAAGCCTCAATTTTACAACCATGTATCTCGTGAACGTTCCTATCGCCATCATATACGGCACCATTCGCTAACTGTTGTAGCTTTGTAGATAATGCTGCTGCACTCAAAGCTGTGATATCTTCGCCAGCTTCAATCAACTCTAATACAGATGTACGTTCCATATCTTCGTATGCCTTTTTAGCTTTTGAATCTAACTGCACATATTTAATATCGTTGATGACTGGAGGTAGCTCCAAATAGTCACTGGCTTTCATGGATATACACAACCCAGATATTGCCGCCATGATACTGTCATTTGAATCGGATTTAGGTTTATAGGAGTACACCATTTCGCGTGACCTCTGATCGGGCTCGAAATAGTAATCCCTAAATCCTGTATACGTTTTTCCTAACGACGCGCCGCGGTCTAATAAATACACTTGCGCCCATAGATCGATTAATCCGTTAGGGGCTGGCGTACCTGTTAACAACACCATACGCTTGATGTGGTTATGCATATAGGCTAATGATTTAAAGCGTTTAGCTGTGTGGTTTTTAAAGGAACTAGATTCATCCACAACTACCATGTCAAATGGCCATGCATTCTTGTAGTAATCAACTAACCACGTTACATTCTCGCGATTAATGATGTAGATATCGGCAGGTGTGTTTAAAGCCTTAATACGCTTTTTCAGGCTACCTAATACAGTAGATATCCTTAATATACCTACGCCGTCCCATTTTCGTGCTTCTCGTTGCCATGTAGCCTCCGCTACTTTCTTAGGCGCAATGATTAACACTTTACGAATGGCGAATCGGGAGTACTTCAATTCGTATATGGCAGATAACGTGATAATCGTTTTCCCTAAACCCATATCCAGGAATAGCCCTATCTTATTTTGATTAACGGTCTTGTCGATACAGTATCGCTGATACGCATGCGGAATAAACTGCATTACGCTTTCACCCCAAATTCTTCTATGAATTGATCCAGATAACCAGCCACGGCATCATCACCTTTTAACACAAATACTTTTTGATTTAGCTTTTGAAGTTCACGCGCTTGGACTCCCTGCAATCGCGAAAGTACACCTTTGGATGTCTTCAATTCTACGAAATGAATAACACCATTTGGCCATATGACGATTCGATCAGGCACACCGATATTACCAGGGGATACAAACTTATACGCTTTACCTCCCGCGTGTTTGACGCCTGCAACTAATTTTCTCTCGATATCCTTTTCTAACATTTCTCACCTCTGAAATTTTTAAACGTTAACATGTTTACATACGCGTATATGAGGGTTCAAATTAAGGCTGTAAAAGGCGTATTTTTTCTTAAAACTCTTTGTTTTGATATTTACCAGTATATAATGTTAACAATGTTAACCAACCTATATGAATATAGATAAATACTGACTTTATGCGTTAACATAGTACGTTAACATTCTCCGAATTCGTTAACATTCTAATGTTAACAAAAATACTGAGAATGTTAACGCTTAATTGAGAATGTTAACGCTATAATTTCAGTTTTGACTCGTTGATTCTGAACCCTCTTTGATGTCCATATTCACCAAATCTCATCAACTGACTTCCACCCATTGTGTACGGGGAGTCCGCCAGTATTTGATTAATTTCCCTGGTCTCGATCTTCTTCATTCGACTTGGATCGTTACCAAAACATTCCCACCATACCTCTGCCGCACAAATACGGTCACGATATACTAACTCTTGACCTTCGGCAGGTTTAGCGTTCATGCTAAGGTACGTCCTCCGGGCACTACGACTCATCACATTCCAATTTAATGGCACTTTGATTAATAAAAACTCATTAATCAATCCTGCTTTGGTGTTTGATTCCATATGCGCCTCTCTAGCCGCATCAGCCAGTTTTAGTACAGCCGGGTCATCCTCGATAATGAGGCTTTCCCCGTTTTTATACCGATATAAGGCCTCCGCCCATAACTGGTCTACTTCCCCCGGAAGATTAACAAATATATTCTTTCGTGGAGTCGTCATTTCAAGATCAATAGGCCAAAATCGGCGATTACCAGTGATATCTTTTAGGAATTCATATTGATTCGTACTACCAAAGAATACACACTGCCGTGGATATTCTTGTGTACGCCGGCCATAGGCTTGACGAAATACATCTACTTGACGACTTAGGAATTGCTTAGACGCATTTTCTTCAGCCCTCGAATCCCCCGCCATTTCACCGGCTTCTATGATCCATTTACCTTGAATACCTTCTGCAGCTTCCTTACCTTCAAAGGTATTTAAGCCATCAGCATACCACTTCTTACCCATCGTGCGGATAAGGGTACTTTTACCGATACCCTGACCGCCGATAAGAATTGGCATCGTATCATACTTGCATCCAGGCTCAAACGCTCGCGCTACTGCCGCCGTAAATGACTTTCTAGCGGCTGCACGGGTATATACATTATCCTCAGCTCCTAAGTAGTCGATGAATATTGTATCTAATCGGGCAATGCCGTCCCAGGATAACCCGTTAATGTAATCCAGTACTTCGTTAAATCCATTTTGCTCAGCACACATGATGAGGGCATCCATGATTTTATCTTTGCCGGTGATATCATATTTATTTTCTAAGTACCACCGTAAGCCCGCATCATCTGCATCGGTCCATATGCGAAGTCCTGGCGTTGGGTTCCATGGTAGGGCCCCTTTTGCCACGTATCTCGAACCAAATCTATCATAGGCAAGTCTACCAACAAGCGCCGGATCATGATGCATAATTTTAAGCATATTATCTAGCGTATTCTTAGGTCGACCGTTCTCGTCGTACTTTAAAGTCGAACTTTTCATCCAGTCGACGTTCGTCAACGCATTAGGGTCGAGGTCAGATGTCTCAGCATGAGCCGATACGTCCGTGATAATATCGGCGAATACGTTTGATGCCGATTCTCGGGCGCGAGCCATGTTGAGTTCGTTAACGACTACCGTATCTTGCATAGCTAGTTTAGACATAGCCATGTAAGATGGCAGTTTGTGCCCAGGGGTCCCATCCTTAGCCGTCTCGTCTAAGTTGTGGAACTTATGCAACCGGATAAGGTCAAAGGCATTAACCAGTTGACCACTGCACGGGTCAGTATTATGGTGACTGAATAGGAATGTATCGTCATCATAGATAACCGCCCCCGCTACCGTTGAGCCAGTAACGAACGTTAAACGATCCTCGCTGCCGTCAACATCGACATATGCATGAGGTATGAATTTATCAATCGCTTCACGGATGCCATATATTCGACAAAAAGCACCTACAATCCCTGGCTTTTCTCTCGGGTCAGCTTGCTTTGAAAGTAACTGCTTTTCATGCTGCGATGCTTCCTTACCAGGTACTTGTGGCCAAGAACGCACATCTCGCCAAGCAGTATATTGGCCGAGCATACCGTCAGTAGATAAGAACGCCTTATCGCCTACATAATATACATATTGAGCATCGTTAGGACATGATGGCCAGTACATAAGCCGAGATGCCTCGAACGTAGTTCCATCCATCATACCGATGCCGATGAGCTCCGCCAGCTTACGGGCAATAGGCTCATACTCGTCAGGTGTCATCGTTCTATCAGTAGGGACGATAACACGTAACCGTGGACGATGCACGGTGTGAGAACGGGTTGAGTAGATGGCATAAGCCATGCCGAGGCTGTCAATCGTGCGGGCGACGTTCTCAGTTTCCCCAGGCGATATGGCATCCATATCAAGGGTAATCAGATCACGCCCAGACACGTTGATAGCTTTACGCTGTAGACCGTTTAACGTACCACCAACAAAGCCGCCTATGTCCTTTAGCTTGCTTTTCTCAGATTTTGGCAATCTGTGATATTCGTCCACAGTTTCTGTTGTACGAACGGGGATTTTGAGGCGTTCACAAAACTCGGACCACAACATCTCCGTACGGGTCCATTGCTTTGATGTGCGACTCGCACCGATACTGATGGTAATCAGTTTATCGTTTTGCAAGTGTATCCCCTCCTAATCTTTCATATAATAGTCGTTAGTAAATCCTGCGGATGATAATAGCAATCCATCTGCCCAAGGTATGGCGATTGAGAATATAGCATTAACATCATCTAGTATTGATTCTGCGTTATACTTGTTGATTTCAAGTACAGCTTCATCATGAATATGCATAATAATTTGATATCCTACATCTTCCAATCGGCGTAACGTTAACGCTAAGCAATCGCGAGCGACTGCTTGTGTGATGTTTTCGACTAATTTGCCTCCATAAGTGCTTTCAGTCACCCATGCAGCGTTTACCTTAGTCTTAAAATGTACAGCATCCTTGCCGAATGCATTCTGTTTAATGCTTGGGCTAGGATAAAACAGCTTACGTCCGCTAGGTAGTTCAATCGTCATATATCGATATCCGTATATTGGATCAATTTCCAAACGAAACATAATGCCATGGTCAAGGCCTATAGGATTCCCGGTAGTAACGGTGTACACGGCTGCGTTCTCAACGGCATACCATAAGTCTCGTATTCTAGGTGATGCATTACGCCACAAATTTACGATTTCAGGTAATTCCTCCTCATGGAGTCCCATATCTAGAGCACCCATGGCTTTTAACGCATTCACTCCGCCTTGATAGCCGAGTGCCAATTCAGCGACTTTACCTTTTTGTCTAAGATGACCATTCTCGCCATGCTTAACAACGGGAACACCAAACATCGACGATGCAGAAGCACAGTATATGTCTCCGCCCTCAGCGAATACACGTTGGCGCCAATGTTCTCCCGATAACCATGCAATAACACGAGCCTCAATGGCTGAGAAGTCGGCCACACATAATGTATTGTCCTCTTCAGCAATAATTGAGGTACGAATTAATTGAGATAGCGTATCCGATACATCACCGTACAGAAGTTCTAACCCTTGACGGTTTTTGGTCTTAACGAGATGCCGAGCCGTGTCGAGGTTCTCGATGTAATTTCTCGGCAGGTTCTGCACCTGGATAAGACGACCCGCCCAGCGTCCGGTACGGTTGGCACCATAGAATTGCAATGTTCCTCTGAGACGAAGATCAGCGCCCATAGCACCATCCATCATGGTGTATTTAGATACCGATGACTTCGCGAGTTTCTTCCGAATCATAAGCACTTTTGTGGCAATATCATCAGCATCCGTCAGAGCATCGGCCACAGTGTCCTTAGTTAACTTCTCAAGACTGACATTAGTATTATTGTTTAGCCAATCAAGTAATTGATTCCGACTGTTAGGGTTGCTAAGTCCCGTGATTTGGTAAGCCTCATTCATCAACATTTCGCGATTTTCTTCATCAATGTATAGTGCACCCTCAACCAATTCATGGTCGATGCGCACCCCTCTACTATTGATTTGGATATCAAGATACCAATCTTTCCACGTATCATCAGGTACAGGGAACGAGGCTAATCTGTGATAACATTCCATCTCGGTCGCAACGTCCTGGCGGTTGTACTCAATAAAAGCATTCCATTTATCCATATCGTGTCTAGGTAGATTACGGGTACGGCCCCCATTACGTTTAGTAGGCTTGCATGGCGTACAAAAGTACTTGATAAGTGCTTTCCCTGATGTGTCCTTTTTCTTATCCTGGGGTAATCCCAGGGCCTTGCCGAGTAAGGCTAGGCCCATAGGATATCCTAAGTAGGCACCATGAATCATCGTGCACTGCCACTGATCAACAGATGTGAGTAACCCTGTACGATTTAGACACGTAATTTCAAATTGTGCATTGTAAGCGTGCTTGATTACATCTGGGCTTAATAAATCACGAATTACACTGTCAGGAATTACTCCTCCCTGCACTAAATCTACAACTTCAACAGGACCAAAGTCGTAGGAATACGCAAAGAGTAATATAGCGAAATCAGGCGATTCAGTGTATTTGTACACTCCGAATGAGATATCAGTCGATGAATATGTTTCTATATCAATACTTAGATGCCTCATATCAGGCACCTATTAGTAAGGTTGACCAGTTACAGGGTTAATCCCTACAGGAGCTTGTTGTATAGATTGCTGAGGTGTCGTAGCATATGCCGGTTGTACATAACCTTGTTGAGGTGCTTGTTGTTGCACAGGTTGACCTGCTACTGGAGCACCAGTATATACATTAGCTGCGCTACCTTGAGGTGCACCAAATACAGAGGATGCAGCTACTGGCATACTACCCAATGCTTCACCATCGCGCACCTTTTGAACAGGGCCCAAACCACATCCGATACCAGTGGATTGATTAGAATAGAAGAAGAATCGAACGAGTACATTGACATACATGCCGGAGTATACTTGCGTAGGATTTGTGAGAGGATTACCTTGAAGATCTACTACTTCAACTTTATAGCTAGCGTCTTGCGCTGCCGTAAACACCCAATGACCTTTACATTCAGGACCAAACTCCTTACCAGATTGTGTGTAGCCATCACCGTCATGAATTGGCACTTTTGGCTGTGCTGGAACACGTGCACCGAATTTGGTACGTGCGGCTTGAATGGCAGCTTCGATAGCATTCATAAGTGCTTGGTGTTGAGCTACATCAGTTTTAGGTAAAAGAATAGTAGCTGAATATCTAGGTTTAGCACCAGGCTGTGTGGAATTAGCCCAAGGTTCTAATAGATGGCAGTAGGATACACGAACATTTTGCAATAATACTTCAGTTGGTTGTGGAATGAATGACATAATTAATTACCTCCATTATTATCATTAGATACATTAAATATTTGCGCCGCAGTAGGTTGATTGGTAATCCGAGGGCGCTTATCGGATTCCTCAACTAGGGTAGGCTTGCCTGCTTTCTTAACAATCATGTCACCTACCATATCATTAAATTGGGTTTTACCGATGGTCTTTTCCATCTGTGCCAATGTTAATGTCTTACGTTCATACAGAATGCTTTCATCGATGCCAGCTTTGATTAAAGTATCAATAGCAGCATCGGTGTCTTGAAAGGCCCGACTACCACGACCCTCTACGGCTTTCCAGCCCGGGACTGTCACCCCATTAAGAGATTCAGTGAGTGCGTAGTCTTTCATATCCTCGAGCCAAGCAGCGACGTCTTTCCCTCGACGAAGATATTCGCCGAGTTCTGTCATCAAGATAAGTCGAGGATCATGATTAGCAACTAGCGCACTGTGCAATGAGTCATTTGCCTCATATCGGGCTTTACACTGTTGTTTCGCCCTGCAGAATCTGCACCAATCGCCGGGTTCAAATTTACCGTTGCCAGACATAGCCTCGTCTGCACGAGGTTTGACAAAGGTGTTACCCCACTCCAGTAGTTCTGCCGTAGGGATTTCCCATTCGCTGATATTATTAACACGGGGCTGCACGATAGTCATTTTGACCGTATTGAACATATAGAGTAATCTATACGCGTCAATCGCGCCAAGAGCATATAACATCATTTGCGGATTGTGTTCCGCATTAACAACTACCCCTTTTCCGTGCTTATAATCAACGATGTGCAAAGTGTCGCCGGATAGGATGATACAGTCAGCCGTTCCGAATCCATCGGGTACATAACGGCTAAAGTCAACGCGTTTTTCAATGGCTACTACTGGAGTTGCTGTGCAACCTAACATGACACCTTTGACATATTCAAGGTATGTTTCCGAGGTATCGTCCATTTCTGGTTGCCACAATTCATCCTTTTTGATTTTGTTGAACTTGCGAGTGTATGTGGATTTCGCCATGGCCGTGGTATACTTCTGTAGTTTTAACTCACACAGTTCATGCGCCAGGGTTCCTTCCTTTGCATACACAGATGTACTATCGGGAAAGTTCTCCTCTAAGAGAGGGGCGGCTGTACAATGCAGCCACCGGTGCGACCCAGATGCGTTTAATAATGCATGTGATCGAGGTGCCATTAGATTCTTGCCCCCAATCCTCTAATTGCATTTACTAATTCAGGGTATCTGTCCTCAGGTACTTCACCCAAGTATTGAACACCGAATTGTGCCATTAATTGTTGCAATTCTACAGCTTTCCCTGCGTCAAGTAATGGCGCAAGCGCCGCTTGAATTTCAGGCAATGTATACTTTTTAACTTCTTGAGATACCGGAACGGTAACAGGTGTTTGCAAAGGTGCTGCAGCTTGTACTTGGGCATCAGTGGCCACGTTGATAGTTGGTGCTGTAACGGCTACTTGAGTAGGAGTAACTTGTACAGCCGCATTAGGAGCCGTCATGGATACGGAGTTTGGTTGCACTGCTACTGTTGTAGTAGGCACACCTTGATTCGTATCTTGTGGTGTGAGATTAGATACGCACACGGACGGTGTCGCTACTGTAGATACCACTGTATCTACTATGCCAGGGACTTTATCATCCATTGCTCTGTCGTTATCTACAAAACTTCTGAATTGATTTAACACAGCTTTTAGCTGGTTATATACATCTAGTACATTAACTCCTTGAACTTCAACTTTAATCATTGTTTAAATCCTCCTGAATATTAATAATTGATTGGTTGTAATACGATTCTTTTAGCTCAAAACCTAAAGCCCTACGCCCCATACGAAGTGCCATAACTGGTACAGTACCAATACCGGCAAACGGATCAAGTACGATATCATTTGGATTACTCCACAATTCTATGCAACGAGCCACCGTATCTAGCTGTAACGGGCAAATATGACGTTCATCCTTATTATCACGAGCTGCTTTATAATTCAGCGTATGTGTTTGGCGGATATCCGCCCATACAGGATTAGCATATCGGCGCCATACTTGATGGCTATACATAGGCTCCGTATTATATTTCTGCTTTTTATCAAACAACTCTGGATCGGGCGCAGGTCTTTCAACTCCTTTGACGCCCTCAGGTTCCTCTTGACCAAAAAACTGAGTAAATCCTTCCGGATGTGCGATGGGCTCCGGATTGTCACCAGGCTTACGCAATGTCACGATGTAATCAGGTGCCCCCATTCTACACATGGCAGAATCTTTTACAATCTGCTTGTGTAAAAGCCCTAGCGCCTTTGTCCGAGTAGCCTCAATGAGAGGATCTTTCCAAATCGTGACTCGGGAATGCATCACGAATCCAGCATCCTGGAAGGCTCGAATAATGTCACCAGGAAAATCTTTCATTCCGATAACACCGTCCCTAGATTTCGTGAGTGGCAAATCCATACAATGAACTGATACTAATCGCCCAGGCATTATTACGCGGTATAGTTCTGTGATCAAATACTTGAAGTGCTGCCAAAACTCACTATCAGTAGATGAGTTTCCCATATCCCTATCAGAATTAGAGTAGACATACAAACTGCTAAAAGGAGGGCTAAATATGGAATAATGAACGCTATCAGCAGGCAGCCCTTTCAGTACTTCTACTGAGTCGCCATTATAAATTGCAAATCGGGACTCAATTAACTGATTTAGCACGTTCACGTTGTAGGTCCTCCTTTGCTTTCTTATTTAACGCTTGCAGCATTGCAAATCCAGACAGAGCGGCTATAGATTTATCCATGCCTGCATCAACAGCTAATCTAGTCAATTTGGCTGCTTTTAATTCATTGATGTGGATAACCCTTATGTTATGATCCTTAGCATAAGCTAGCTCCAAATTGCACCCGGTTGAGTTCTCCCATCCGTTGCACATTATGATTGCATCACAACCACTTAGAAGGTCAATACACCAGCCTATGCCAGTATCATAATCAACCTTGTTATATAAATGCCCAAACATATGTATAGGTGATAGGAATATGTTATGCGTATCACTGCCAAAAGGTTCCTTTATCGGAAATACGCCCATATCGTCCTGCAGCCACTTTAATACAGAGTCAGCATTCTTTTTATTTTTAGCCAATCCTCCGAATGGATGGCTTACGTAAATCTTAGTCATATAACAGCCCTCATTTCTGCCCAGTTAGGTAACACCATCGGCACACACGGATTATATTCCGTTGATTCCCGTCTAGTTTTAGATAATTCAGTACGAACAGCGTCACGGGTTAGCGCAATCATAGCGTCCCTCATTTTTATAGCATCCGCTTCCTTACGTTCGATGTTCGCCTTAACCGCGCCCTCCTTTTCGGAAATTACGATATAGGCGTTCACCTCATGCTTCTGACCAAATCGCCAGCATCGGCGAAGCGCTTGATAATACTGTTCATAACTATCGGATAGTCCAACAAAAATCATATTGTGGCAGTTTTGCCAGTTCATTCCGAATCCGGCGATACTTGGTTTCGTCACCAAACATTTTAGGAATCCGGAACCAAAACCTAACATCATGCCCTGCTTTCGAGTCGCCTTATCACTACCCTTGACATCCTCTGCGAGATCAATCATTTCTTTCAGAGTAGTCGATTCATCGTTAAGGTCGCACCACACTAGCCATTGCTCGTTAGATGCATTGACTAAATCTGCTGCTGCTCTACATCTTGATTCAAGAGATGCTTTGCGAGCTCTGCGGCGTTCCAATAATGATAAAGTAGGGATATCTTCGCCAGTTTTATCAACTACGATTTCATGTACGTGTAACTCAGGCAATTCATAGCCATCATCTTCATACCCCAGGGATGCCGGGTTATCTAGCACGACTGCCCATGACGCCATCCATTCCCAAAAGGTATTTTCTGCATGACCTTTTAATCGCCATTTAGCGGTATCACTACCATCGTGCGTGAAATACATAGATAACATCTCATTACGGCTCATAATGCCGAGGAACTCTGCATGATTGCCAAGCTCCATATAGTCATTCGGTGCAGGTGTTGCCGTACATGCCAACCGATATGGTGTATTACTGAATCGATTTATTAAATCCGTACGTACTTTACCAGTAAATGACTTTAGGATACTTGATTCATCAAGCACGACACCTATCAAATTATCGGTATTGAATCGTCCCAATTTCTCATAATTCGTAATATTAACGCCTGGTACAATATCATCATCAGATTCGCATATAGTCACAGGAATATTGAAACGTTCACCCTCGGACTGTGTTTGAGCGGCCACAGCTAGTGGTGCTAATATGAGTACTGATCCACCTGTATGTAGATAAATCTCATACGCCCAGGACAGCTGCATTAAAGTTTTACCTAATCCACAATCTGCGAATATGGCAGCTTTACCTTTTGCCAAGGCCCATTTAACGATATCTCGTTGGAAGTCAAATAGATGTTTGCTTAACATACCTGCGTCAATAACAAATCCATGAGATTCTGACATTTTAGACTTGGAGTTGATGAAAGCGTTATAATTCATCGACAGACGCCTTTACAGATTCATACTCAGTAAGTAATGCCGAGAATTCTGGATTATCTTTTGCAAGCAACCGATACATAGTCAAGCGCTCAGCATTCTTAGCCTTTTGCTCGAGTTTACTTTCGATGTCCTCTAGCTTAGCTCGATCACTTTCACGTTTATCGCATTTAGAGGTATCAATAACAGCGATAACCTGCTTAACGATGTTCCCTTTAAAACCTTGCATCCGAACAGTATCGAGGTCTTTTGCCTTTTTCAAAACACGGGCAAGACCTAAGCCGTTTCTTGATTTAACAACCACCCAATCACCAACACCAATGTTATCGATTGGAACATTTGTATCGGATTCGTAATATCTAAACCAATATTCATCATGGTCATGAGCTGGCGTATTATTTGGCCAGTAGAAATCATCTGTATCGTAAGTAACTAATAGGAATTCCATAAGTTGTCCTTTCTGTGGTATAATCAACCTAGAATAATATTTTTCTAATTTGAGCTTGTTGATGTTGCCGCATCATCAGGCTCATTTTTTATGCCCAAATCCTCGCATTCATCAGGAATGCAATAGTCTCGCTTTGGACATTTATTACAGTCTCGCAATTTAATCACCACCTTTCAAAGCGCTTAAATCAAGCACCATCTCAGGCTTTCTCGCTTCCCATGTGTAATAATCTAAGCCTGCTTCTTTTAACGCATCCGCAGCACCTCTACCTGTTTGTGCTTCATCAATAATTCTGTAAGCACTTTGTCTAGCATTACGTACTTTTGCTAGTCGTTCCACGAATGGCTTTAATAGTTCACAAATTGAAGCCCATGTTTTTGGTGGTTCATTATAGAAGCTCTTACATCGACTAATCATACGATCGATTAAAAATTCCGAAGTCGGAATACTCGCCAAAACGCTATCACCAAACCCCGCTTGCCTAATATCTTTAGCCGCTTTCCGAGCTTCGGATAGAGCCTCTTCTAAACGTTTAAAAGCATCTAGCGATTTAATTTCTTGAGTCAATAGAGCTTCGTATTCTTTTTCAATTGCATCGGTTTTGTCACAACTGACACGAGATACGAAGTTCCTTACTTTTTGTTTACTGATATAAGGTTTTGTCATTTTCTGTCTCCTTTAGTTGTAATAAGGGTTTTTACAATAATCACCGTGAGTTCTTACTCGCGGGATGTACGTGACATTTTTCTCCTCCTCTGCATCCATTTCGGCTTTATCTTTATAAAAGCCGTATAGGGATATAACGAATCCGATTAACGATTGCAATATAAACTGCTCCCATCCAATTTGGTCGAGTTCTAAGGCTCCCATAGAGCCTGCAACGAGGAACGTCCCCAATAACATATAGCCCATAATTATGTTTCTCCTATAACATCATCATTGATAAAATAGATGCTACTGCTGCTGCAGCTAAACTTAAATGCATTCCTGCGTCAATCCATGTCATGATTAATTCCTCCTAATGAATTCCTGCGGATTTAAACTCCGCATCAACTACTTTCACATCCCAACCTAGCGAATGGACAAGGAATGTTCTAAACCCCTCTTTGTCGATGACAAAGCTACGAGATTTCTTACCCGGCGACTGCCAGGCGTATGCGAACGGGAATCGGTCTCTTGCGATGCCCTCTCGGATAGCTGTTAGGCTAACACCAAGGACAGTCGACATCTGGGCGACCGAAATCACTTTTCTAATCACGTGCTGCCCCTCCTTCTTATTCTAAATAGCGTCAATTTTCGGATTGTAGTAATCCGTCTCCCAAAAGTCTGTATCCTCGACGGACTCAACCCCGAGAGCGTGACAAATGGCAACAATTGTACCCACGCGGACTGAACGCCCTTCAATTGCACGACTCAAAGTTGACCTTGAAATCTCTGCGGTCCTAGCTAAATCTGCTTTTGACATATTCAGTTCTCGCATTCGTTCGGTAATCGCTTCACCGAACATCCTAGTTACAAATTGTTTCTGTCTCATCTGATTGCTCCTTATCTTTTTGTCTCAAGAGTGTATCATATATGAGACACCTAGGGCAAAAAAATATCTATTAAATCCTGGGAACTTAATTTTAATTCTTTGTTGATCCTGAGCACCTCACTAATAGTAAAGGAACCACCTCCATCTCTTAACCGACGGTACAGTAACCCGCGTTTTATACCAGTCTTATCTGCAAAAGTCGGGATGGTATACCCACTTGCAATTATAGCCCCTTTCAATCTATTCACATCCACTTATAGCACCTCCTTTGTCAGCGAATAAAT